ATCTTTTTCTGAACTTCTTCCAGTTCCTTTTGGATATCCATTGTAGTTTAAAATACTGCACTTATGACCTCCCCACCAAAAGCTACACGGTGAGTTGTGGATCTAAGTGCATTTATTTATACAACTTTTATCTCTTTCCACCGCTCATATCTTTAAGCATCTTCTGAAGCTCTGCTGTAGATCCTACAAACATAGCGTTGTTAGTAATTTTAGACGGTCCTTTTTTATCCTCGTCAAGATCCTTCATTTTCTTATGAAGATCAGCAAGCTTGTCTGTCATGTCTGCAACGTGCTTCATTGCCGCTACAGCGACTTCATACGCTCTTGGATGCCCTGACTCCTGAGCGACCTCTAACGCCCCGTTGACCGCCTCCTGACCCTTGTCTATGAGGGAGTACAATTCAGTACGTGTATATCTGTAATCTTTTTTACGATCTTCAGCATCAACCTTGGGTGGTTGTGGTTTAGATGGTTTGGATTCCTCAACAGGTTCAGCACTAATGTTGAGGATTTCCTCCATGTTATCTTCTAGGTTACTCATAAGAATTCAATCCCTTCATTAAATCCAAAGTCATCGCCAGCATCAACTAATGCATCATCATTTACATCAATGACGCCATCAGTATTAATATCAGTAACTGCTTTGGGTGTATATGTTCTTGTAATAGTTCTGCGACTGACATCAAGATCTCCAATAGTCTCATGGATAATTGCTTTTTTAATAACATCCGCAGTATTGTATGGACCATATAGATAGGATTTCATCGTAAATTGTAGCGTATAAGCAATATATCTACGCTCTAGAAAACTATCATCCCACTCATCTTCTCCACTGATACCATTTAATATGATAGCAATATCACGTTTCTCATTCATGTCTGGTATCATGTTAAGAGTGATACTAAAAGATGGTTGAAAATATGGCAGAATTTGTTCTACAATCTGTAAAGCATCATCCTGAGATTTTGCAATAACTCCTAGTTCAAAATTTATATTATAAGGAACAGGAACATACTGCACTTTGACTTCATTACCATTATCAGCAATGATTGTTTTGTATTTTTGAATTGGTGATGTCTTACGGGAAGAATCGTATTCAACACCTGTCATCTCAAAGTAAATACGTGGCAAAGTAATTGCAACTTTGTTGTTGCTAGCATTCTCTCCAATACGAACCAAGAACTTTTGCTTTGGTCCATAAGCAAGAGGAACTTTACTTTCCTCTAAAATTTCTCCTGTGTCAGGATCAGAACTCTTCATTGTAATATTATTGAAGAGTGTACCAAACGCAATAATGTTCTTGCGAACTATTTGGTTATAAAAATGTGATCCTAACATTAGATGCTATCCGTAAAGTTGCCAAATTCACCGAATGGATTACCTTCAGTCCAGTCGATAATCTCATCACCAGAATCTTCGATCTGTCTATTCTGATCGTAGTTGCTGTTGGTATTATTTAGAGTGTCGAATGTCTCAGGACTCCACTTGGCACCTGAAGTTATACCAGTAATTACTTCAGCAGTAGTAAAGGTACCTGTTCTATTGTAGACTTGGAGAGCTCTGGTTGTGCTATCCCATGACTTGACTTCTGCTCTATTGTCTTTAGGTGAGTAGTCAATAGTGACAGTAGGAGCAGATGTGAACCCACTACCCCCATTATCAATAGTGATGCCGTTGACAATACCAGTAGAGCTAACCGTTGCAGTAGCTGTTGCACCTGTTCCACCTCCTCCAGAAATAGTTACAGATGGTGGTGTAGCAACTTTATAATGTGCTCCACCATCTGAAATTGTAATACTTGTAACAGCATCGCCTGTAATAGCAGATGTTGCTTTTGCCAAGAACTCATCGCCAACAATCTCTTCTCCAACTATAAAGTCTCCATTACCACCGGGGTCCATGAATAGTTTAATTGCTGAATCAAATAGTTCTTCCACATCATCAATCTCTTCAACACCTGTCTCGAACGAATCACTACCAACTTCATAGATCTCAGCAGTGATAGCATAGAATTGAATCTTACCAAACTGGAAGAATGGTTCTTCCTTACCAACAAATTTAATTTCGTAGATGTCTTGTGTTATTGGGAAGTATAATAAATCTCCCTCATTAGGTCTACTGTCAACAGTAAGAGTAGGACTGTGCTCAGCCACTTCTTCATCCCATCTTCTAGTAGAAACACGAAAAAGAATTTCATCGGTAATTCTTAAACCGAACTTGGAGATGAACTCAGCATTGTCACCAAACCCCGTGACGTTCTGCAACAGCATCTCAATTTGGAATTGTTCTTGATACTTAGTGTATCTAATTTCATCCAGAGTGCTGTCTGCTAGGACTGTTTTAGGGATATAGTATACGTCTGAACCAAACAGTTTGATTTGCTCATCCACAAGATCCTGAACGAGACCTTGCTCGCCGCTATGACCTGCGTAGTAAGTTGGAAAATAGGGACTAGTAGGCATTAGTTTACTCTAATAAAATGATAACCCTTAGAAGATTTTGCTTCTCCCCGTAAACATTTTGATATCTGACTTTGATCGGCCTCAGTAGCAAAAGAAGCTTCTTTTATTGATAAAAATATTTTATTTAATTCAACTACAAAAACTGGAACTGTTGGTAAATTTACATTATGAATTTTTGAATTGATTCTTTTTCCAGTTCCCTTGCCAATATAGTAAGGAGTTCCGTCTTCTCTTGAATAAGCGTAGCAATAATATTTTTTCATAATATCACCCTATAGCATCCATAGGTGGTAATGCATACTTACTGAGAACTTCGCTTTCGATTTTCTCAATTTCTGCCAGTGCGTCTGTATATAATTCTCTACCATTAAGGGTGATACCGCCAGGTAGTTGAACGTTGTTATATTTAATCAAGTTTTGACCCCACTGTTTCTTCATGAGAGCAGCAGCATATTTCTTGACAAACATATCATTATTCATCTCTGTAGCATCCGTAGGATCAATCATCCTATGTGCTTCAATTACAAGATATTTGTCTTCATTGAGGAATGATTTTTTAATGTCAAGATATAAACGATCACGACGTTGTGTGTATCTAAATTGTTGGAATGCTCCATTATTCAGAATCATATCTAGAGTTTCTAGATACTGCTTATTCACGAAGTAGTTGACAATATCAAGAGACCCGAATGCATATAGATCATTCAAGAACATTTGATACTCAACACCAAAAAGATTAGATCTAATTGAGTTGCTGACTAGACCATAAACCTTACTGATACCAACTACATGATCTGGGATAGGAATATAGTTAGTAGACTCTTCCCAGTCTGTTGTTCCTGATGATGTTGTCGCTTTACTATCAAAACGAGTTATGTCCTCGGCAGTAATTTTATGCCTTAGAAAACATCTCTCCATACCGTTGTAGCAGTTCTCTTGGAAGAACTGATACGTGTCATCAATAACATTATTTACTTGCTCGTCATCAATGTTGACTTGTAATACAGGCTCACCAAGTTGCCTCTTACAATATGTGATAAGATCAGCTCTTGAATTTGGAGACGCCATTACACACAAAAATCCCTTCTTACCTATTTAGGAAGAAGGGATCTGAGAGTTATTCAGTTAAAGATTCTTCCAAAGATGTAGATTCTTCCAAAGATGTTTCAGGTGCTGCCTCTTGATCACCTGCAAGTAGAACTAAAGTTTCAAGACCACCTTGAAGTTTTAGTTTATACTCTCTTGCTTTTTCAAGATTTGCTTCAAGTTCAGTAATTTGCTTCTCTGCTTGAGCAAGTTGTTCTTCAAAATTTTTCTTGAGTTGTTCGGTGTCCATGTTGTTTATATAAAATGATGTGACTTTAATATTTATAAACCATATCTTGAACGAGTTGCATTATAGTTTTGTGCGACTTCTGATGCTGTGAGTGCTTTTCTTTTGATACTTCCACCAAGGGCACTGATTGTTCTTGGTCCGATATGATGAGACATTTTACGACAAAAAATTTTCTTATATTGTTATTTATTTGGTGAGATTTTGAAGTTGAGCGTCAGTGAGACGCTTTGGGTAGTATGAGAGGCGGGCGATGTGTTGTTGTTTTTGATTACCATAGTTAAGATTATACCCAATGTTTGCTCTATCAATGTTAGGAATTGGTATACCTACAGAAGTGTCATTAAGGACAGTCCCACCATCTCTAACTCCTGCTACATCATTCAACTTATACGCTAATGCGTTTTTGGTTAAAGTTCCCGCTGGCACTACACCAGAGGTATAATTAGTGCCACTACCACCTCCTCCATAAACACTGAATCTATTATAGGAGTTAGTTACCTCTAATGCGATTCTTTCTGCATTAGAGTTTGAAGAGGTAAATTCAAATGTTGCAGTTTGATATAGATCAACACCAAGTGTGTGGGAAGAAGACAGAAGAGTTCCCTCTTCTTGATTATAAAAATCAGTGAAGTTTGTTCCTGTGATTTGTGCGGTGTCTGCAGCACGAGTTACTGTGCTTCCGCTGGTGGGGATGTAGGAGGTTGCGAAAGATTCACCAGTCACTCCTAAAGCACTTTGTTCTGCCTGAGGGCCCCAAACATAATAATAACTAGTGGTGTCACCTGACATAGATCCACTTTGACTATGAACCCAGATAGCATCAACTTGTGTATTACCAGCAAAAGTTCCTATTGCTTCTAGTCTATACCAACCATTTGGATATGCAGTTGCTTTAGCTGACACACCACCTGAAGCTGTAACCGCTCCTGTAGATAAATTAACTGTGATATATGGATAATCGGACCACTTACCAGCGCTATTAACTGTAATACCTGCTATTGTTACAGTTCCTGCTTTCAACCACATAGTATGGGTATAAGTAGTATTTGCTGAATATTGAATCGAATCATATATTCCGGATGTAGCTACATCACCTTTGGATGTTATTTTCTTAGCAGTAAATGTTCCATCAGGTGCTGTAGTTGCTGTAGTGCTTGTAGCAGTACCACCATATTCAGCCCATCCTGTAGTAAAATCTCCATACTCAACTAAATTAGTTCTACTCTCCTCAATCAACAATCCCAGACTCTCACCAGTCGTTGGGTCGTGGTCAAATCTTGGTTCATTATTACTAGCAGTTTTAATCAGTCCATCACAACCAACATAAGTTCCAACACTTGCTCTTGTAAATGTAATTGTTGGATCAAGAGTTTTTGAATTTGC